TCAGCCCATCCTGATCGCGGGTCGAACGTAGGACACTGACGCCCAACGGCATCCGTTGGGTGTGCGGAACACTGCCTGCTGGCCTTTGACGGTGCCGGTGAACACGGCGTTGTCAACACCGAGGGGCTGCCCACCGGTTTGGTAGATCAGGCTCAACGGGTCATAGCCGCCGTAGGTCTGGATGAAGTACAGCGGCGCTTTCGACATGTATGAACGGTCGAGGCTGTACGACAGCAGCGCCGGGGCGGGAGTAGCGAACGCCGTGTTCGCAGTGGTGGTCCCGGTGACGAAATTGATCAGGCAGCCGTTCGGGTCTCCGCCAGTGGTGCCCGTGGTGTTGACATTGCCGGCCCCCACGATGAAGAACACCCCGTCAGTGGTAGGCACATCGTTGATAGCGAACCGTTCCACGAGAACGATCGCCTGGTACTTGCTGCCCATCGGGATGTTGCTGTACAGGACGATGCCGGTCGGCCCGCGCACACCGATGATCTCCCCGTCGCCGGTGGGTGCGCATTCCATCTGGAAGTACTGGGTGGCGGTATAGCCACCCACCGCGCCCGCGTTGTGTGTCTGGCCGACGGTGATGTCGACACGGAACCCGTAGGAGGCGTTCGACAAGATCCCGCGGCCCCACGACACTTTCAGGTACACCGGACGGTCGGCGCTCTTCGAGTCGTTGAGTTCGTACACCCGGTATCCGGCCGCGGTGGATGTGGTGGTCGGCATCGTCACCGTGTCGAAGTCGATGGCGTTGTGCACTTCGGTGAGGTCCAGGGCGATGAACGTGTCGTGCCACGCTTTCGCCCACGCCCGGAACCCGGCGTCGTTGGCGCTGTACACCGCCAGAGGGGTGTTCTCGACTGTGATCGTCATGTGGGCATGACCTCCTCTTCCTCGACGGCGTTCGTCTCGCTCTTCACCCAGGTGAACGTGACGTTGACCGCGGCAGGGCCGGCCCCGGTGTTCGTCACCGAGATGGGGACGACAGCGGTGCCGTCGGTGGTGTAGCCGTACACGGCCGGGTTCAGCCACACGTCCAGCAGCTCTGCGGTGGTGACCACTTCGGCGATCAGGCCGTGGGGAGGGGTGGGGTCGGTTCCGACAGGTCGCGACGTGTCAGCGGTACGGGCCCCGTCGGAGTAGTAGACGCGCACCCGTGCGGGGCTGTCGGTGGCGATGCACAGCAGCCGGTAGCCCCCGGCCAGCTCAACAGTGGTGTCAAGAGTGTCGCCGGCCGCAAGACTACCGGTGTTGAGGGTGAGGGTGACACGGGTGGGGAACCCGTCGCCTCCGATCTGGTCGGCCACCGAGGTGTCGACCCACAGGATCACCCCGGTGTCCTCGACGTCCTGGGGTGGCACGTCGCCGATGTGCACTGTCGGTGGCGGTCCGGGTGGGCCTTCGGGCCCGCCTGGTGCTCCTGCGGGGCCTACCGGGCCTCGCGGACCCAACGGCCCGACGCTTTCGTCGGGCGCGGCGATGACCGGAACCCACGTGTCGCTCATGGGGGTCAGGATAGTTGCCGGACGATCACGCTGCTGGTGTCACAACCAGTGCACCCACGTTCCGTAGTAGGTGAACGCGCCGTGTGAGCCTCGGTGACCGCGGATCTTGACGCACGGTAGGCCTGCCCGGTGAGCGTGTGGGCAGTCCAGGTGGGTCATTCGATCAGTATTGCTGCGTCGCGGCCTGTTTGACTTTGATCCACGAGGATCCGCTGTACCCGTTGGTGACCGGCACCCAGCCGCAGACGTCGGCGTCCCACGCCATGACCCGGCCCTGATCGGTGAGAGCGCGGCCGGCCAGGTCGGTGACAAGGTTCGCGCGGGCACGGATCTCGTTAGCAGGCAGTGCCGGGGATGCGCACATGTGGGAGATGTCGCCGTCGCTGTGGGTGAAGAACGCCTCCGCGCTGGCGTAGAAGTCGTTGGCGCTGAAACTTGCGCACGGCGCTGTGGTGGTCACTGATTCGACCAGGGCGCCGTCGACGTACACACGGGCTGTGGTTGCTGGTGGGGCGTCGAACACCACGGCGATGTGGTGTGGCTGGTTGTTGCTGATCACGGGCCGGGAGTGGACGGTGCGGCTGTTGATCCATGTGCCTCCGGCGTCGCCGATGCCGATAGTGGCCCGGCCGGTGGTGTCCGAGATGCTGTCGTTCGTGGGGGTCATGAACATGTCCACGTTGTACCCGTAGCCTCCGTACCAGCGGACAATCGCACGCGTCCAAATCCCACCGAAGAAGTTGAAGTTTGTGATGGCGTTGCGGTACACCGCTTCAAGCGTCACTCCTGCCGCACCGTTGTACGCAGTGGTCGCCACGCGCACATTCTTGTCGACCAGAGGAGCGCCTACTTGCCCGCAGCGGGGGAGTCTGATCTGCGACAAGGCCGGGTCGATACCGGATGAGGCGTAGTACAGGCCGGTGAGCGTGGACAGCGAATGCTGGCCGTAGTTGGTGCCGGCGGTTTGGCGGGCAGTCAGGTGGTCGGCCATCAGAACGTCTCGAAGAACACGCCGGACAACGAGACATACGCATTCGTCCCCGACGAGTAGTACCCGTTCGTCTTCACCGTCCCGTCATACAGAACATCCAACCGCGCCTGCCCCCCACCCGCGTGCACCGAGAAGATCCGACCCGCCGTCGGACGATACCCACTGGGCAACATGAAGATCGCCGCGTTGTTCGTCCCGCTCTTCACCAGCCCACGCAGATACACCAGCCCACTGGCATCCCGGTAATATCCGGCTGTCGCCCACTCAAGACCATAATTCGCCCACGAGTTCAACAACGTCGGCGCGACCCACGTCGGCGTGCCGGTGTCCACCCACAGGTCGCCGTTCGCCGGGGATGCCGGGGCGGTGCCGCTGACGGTGACGGTCGCCGAGGTCGGGGCGGCGATACCGGCCCCGGTGGAGATGATGTAGTTGAGCAGCATGGTGGGCTGCATGTTGTTGTGCGCCGCACCGCCACCGGCGTTGTTGGTGCCGTGGTTGTGCGTGCCGTTCGACGAGGTTGACCCGGTGAGTTGCAGGTTCCAGGCGCTCGACGGAATGAACCCCTCAACGCCAGAACCGGTGTCGGACGTTTGCACCAGCTGCTTGATCGAGATGTACGCAGTGTGGCTGTGATCTCCACCGTCCACGGTTGACCCGTGGTTGTGCGCCGCCAGCTCCGTTGTCGACAGTGTGTGGTATTGCGCTCCGGACGCTGTGCCCAGCGTGTTCGCCCAGTCGAGACGGCCAGCGTCCGAACCGCCCATGTTGTCCAGGCCGGCTGCGACACGACCGCGCAAGTCGGGCACGTTGAACGTGGTGGACCCGTCGCCTGCACCGTAGGTGGTGCCGATGGCCGCGTACAGCGCGGCGTAGGCGGTACGGCCGACGGCCTGGCCGTTGCACAGCAGCCACCCGTTGGGCGGTGTGGATCCGGCGTAGGTGGTGACGCTACCTGCGGGCAGTGGTACAAGCATCCCGCCAGAGGTGGCTGCGTCCACGTACTGCTTCGTAGCAGCGTGCATTGAGGCTGTCGGATTGGCCGGCAGCGTGATCGGCGCAGCGAAGGTAGCGTCTGCCATCAGGCCATCACCGTCACCCGGTAGGCGTTGGCTGTGACGGTCGACGCGAAGTCGATGGTGACCGTGTTGGTCGTGGCGGCGGTGACACCGGTGTAGACAACCACGTTGTCGGCTGTGCGCCGCACGGACACCACGACGTCCTGGGTGCCGAGGTTGTGGGTGACGGTCTGCGAGGCGGCCGTGCCGGACAAGGTGGTGCTGTACTTGCGGGGCACCACGGAGGTGTCGATACCCACCGTGTCGGCAGCGACGCTGATGCCGGTTCCGGCTCCGACGTTGACGGTGTTGAGAGTGTTCGACAGGCCGTTGCCCCAGGTCCACGAACCAACGCCGGAGAACTGTGTGAAGTCGAGCTGTGTGGTTCCGACTGTGATTGCACCATCGGTGGTGAGCACCCATCCGGTGTCCGCCTGGGTGGTGCCTTCCTCAACGAAGACGAACGCGCCTGCTGTGACCTCGGTACTACTGTCAAAGTCGGTGGCGCGCGTCCACGCACTGCCGCCGACGGTGTAGATGCCGTTCTCGGCCTTGTTGGTCTGGTTCTTGACCAGGACTCGCTGGCCGGCCACAGTGCCTATGCCGTCGACGTTGCCTGTCCCGAAGCTCGACAGGTTGATGTTTGTTGTGGTCGCCAACCGAACGCTTTGCTTGAAATCCAGGCCAGCGGCCGCGGCCGACGTTGCAGCATCCAACTGCTGCTTGGTGACCGCATCCGTGCTGGCTGTTCCATCCGCAAGACCAGTGATCTTGTTGTTGCCCATCGCCAGCGTCTTGGTGGACGTGATGGCGCCAGTGGTGTTGTCGATTGACAGAACGGTGTCGACTTTCGCGGTGCCGTCCCACCGTTCGATGCTGAATCGCTTGGAGTCGGAGTGGTCGTGCTTGATGTTCCAGTAGGCGGGTGACAGATCGTTGGAGCCAAGTTTGATGTTGGAGACTCCACCCCGCACCTCTAGGGATGCGCCTGAACCGCCGCCATTCGACACAACCAGTTCTGTGCTGGACAGCCCACTGTCGATGGTGAGGTCGCCAGACAGTGTGCCGCCCGTCAACGCCAGGAACTGGCCGATCACCTGCTCGTAGCGAAGCGAATCGCCATTGGCCGTACCGGCAGCCAGGCCGGTGAGTTTGAACCCGCCCATCGCCAGGTTCGCAGCAGGTGCAGCCAGGTCGGACAGTTTGATTGCGGAGTGCGCGGCAGCGTTGTGCGCGGGCAGCGCATGGTAGTGATCGGATCGGGCCGCGGTGGACGCAGACCCGTTCGCCGCCGTCTGGCCGAACGCCGACGCCTGACCGGACAAGCCGGCTACCGCAGCGCCTCCGGACACCCAGGCGGTGCCGTTGTAGAACTTGAGCTGCTTGTCGGTGGAGTTGTAGATGAACTTGCCTTCGACCCCGGTGGGGTCTGTGGACAGCACTTGCGCCTTGGCGTTGCGCAGCTCGTTGTTCGCCAGGTCGACATTCGTCACGAACGTCACATCAGCCATTTGTCTCTCCCGCCAGTTGTGTCATGAACAATACGCCTTGCCTGCTGTCGCCCCGGTGAAAGACAACTCGACAGTGTTCACGTCGAGGTAGGTCATTCCGGGGATGATCTGGGTGTCCGCGGTGTCGACGACGGTCACGTTGGGCCGGTAGCCGAGGTTGTGTGTCACCGTCCATGTGGCGGCTGCCGAGGTTTGCACATGGGTGTAGGACAGCGAATCGGTGGTGGATGCGGCCTCGCCGATCGCCTGCCACGCCACCCCGTCGTACACCCGCAGCTCGGGCGGGTCAACGACCTCGCCGGCCTGCCACGCCACATAGTCGGCGTTGACCCACACGTCACCGGGGCGCAACGCAGCGTTGTCGGCGGTGGCATCCTCGTCGACCCAGCGCGGGTCGAACGTCTGCGCCCACACCCGCGCGTTGCCCTCGTGGATGTGGCCGCTGGTCATGATGTCGGCGCTGATGGTGGTCAGCGCAGCACCGGTCGCGCTCAGCTGCGGAGCGCTGTCGGCCACCGGGGAATCGTCGCCGACGTCGTAGTCTTCGATGTGGATGGCCATGGCGCCTACTCGATCTGGAAGCGCAGTTTGCCGGTGAGGCTCTTCCAGAACGCCATGTAGTCGGCCTGCTTGTCAGCCGTCGACCCGATCGCGATGCCGTTGCCGTTGTTGTTGGTCAGCAGCGGCACGATCCCCGGGTCGAGGTCGACCCAAACGTCGCCGCTACCAACGTCGATGGCCGGGTTGGCGCGATGCCAGTTGCTGTGCATGGTGCCGTTGGTATTGGCGTCGCTGGGCCACCACTTGTACACGTGCGTGCGGATGATCGGCCGGATGGGCACGTTGAACCCGTCGCCGGCCCGGTTCACACGCATCTGCACACGGGTGCAGCGGCCGCCTTTCTGGATGGCGTTGAGCACGAAGAAGAACGGGTTGCCGGGGGCCTGCTCGGACCAGTAGAAGATGAACCCGACCTGGGTGCCGTAGTTGTTCCAGTCGCCACCGTGGCCGTGGTAGATCTTGTCGTCGGAGGCCGGGCGCCACTTCCGGTTGACCCTCTTGTCACCCATGACCAGGGTGCGTTTCTGCTGCGCGTCGACCTCGTACCAGCCGGGCACGTAGTCCGACGGAGTGCGCCCACCGATATAGGCCGGGGTGAACGACTCGGACCCTTTGACGACCGCCCGGATGTAGTAGCCGATCGGGGTGTTCTCTTTCAGGCCGGCCTGCTGGTGCCACACCAGTGCTGTGCCGGGCTGCGGCACGGCCACCACGTCGGACACACCGTTGTAGTAGCGGACCAGGGTGTAGGAGTCGGCGTACGGCACCGACGCCCAGTTCATCGTGGCGATCGCCGAGTTGTGGTCGGGGGCGAGCACCGCCGACAGGGTGGGGTTGGTCGGGGTGGGCACGCCTGCGGTGCTGATGCTGGGCACCTGCCCCATGTAGTAGTCCTGGCCGTCGATGCGCGCCCACAGCACCAGCTCCCATTCGGAGTTGGGGTAGCCGACCACAATGTCGGTGGTGCCGGACAGCGACGGGAGCAGATCGGTCTGGCCTTTGACACGGCCGTCGCGGCTGTTCCAGTAGACGATCACACCGTCGGCGGCAGGGTTGAAGTCGGGGCAGGACACCGACCAGGTGACGGACAGGGCGACGTGGGCGTTGACGCCGAGGGTGGCGTAGAAGGCCTGCATGATGGGTGTGGCTCCGACACCGGAGTCGCGGAACTGCCCGTCGAGGGCGACGTCGACGTCTTTGACCTGCTGGAAGACACCGTTGACGCTGACCCAGGCCTTCTTGAGTTTCTGGAACGACCCGCCGTTGGCGATCCACATACCGGGCATGTCAGTACTTCACCCACAGGGTGCCGTTGGGGTAGGTGGTGGTGCCGGTGGGCGCGTCGGAGGTTGACGACACGACCATCGGGATGCGCAGGTAGTCGTTTGCGCCGGTAGCCACCTCGAGGCCTCTGTCGACTTGGGTGCCGTCGCCGACCCACGTGACCTGCCCGGGTGTGGGAGAGGGGCGTTTGGCGCTGCGGATCAGCGCCGTGTCGTAGCGGGCGACGATCTTGTCCTCGACCCATTCGGCCAGCTTGCGGATGTAGAACGGGATGCGCGGCTTGGCGTCATTGCTGGGCCACGGCGCGGCCTGGTCGGTGGTTTCGTTGGGCGGCACCAGCCCTTCTTCGGTGTTGGAGACCCCTTCCCCTTCACCGTTGACCGCATCGAAGTTGGAGAACCCGTTGTTGTAGTCGCCGTTCGGGCCGCGCACCACACCAAGTTCCACCCAGCCGTACTCGCCGGGGACGGTAGCCGATTCCTGCCAGGCGTGCATGATGCCGGTGTCGTTGCACAAGATGTACTCGCCGGGAGCACCCACGGTTGTTTCGAGCTGGTAGGTGTAGCCCAGCGGCGAGTCGGGATGGATACGGGCAGGGGCGCCGGGGATGCCCTGGTCGCCTTGCGGGCCGGGCCCGCCGCCCAGACGCATCCATTCCCACCGCCTGGTCTCGAGCAGGCCGGCCATGTTGGACAGCACCTCAACCTCGTACTGCCCGCCGTCCGCGCCGCGTACGAACGTGGTGAGGGTGAGGGTGACTTCCTTGTCGGTGATGTACTGCTGTTCGGAGGCGACCAGGGTGCGGGACACCGCGTCGGCGCGCCAGAACAGTTTCACAGTGGCCACGCCGCGCGGGTTGAGCGCGGTGGTGGGCTGGAAGTCGATGGCGACGTTGACCATGTACACCGCCGAGCCCATCGGGTAGTCCATGGACAGGTTGCCCGGTGGCACAGTTGGGGAGATCCGGTCGATGTTGAGCGTGGATACGGCGTTGGAGCCGTCCCATGCTCTGATGCCGGTGATGATGGGCCGGTTCTGGTTCTCCAGCAGGCCGGTGCCGGCGTCGATCACAGGGACCACTTCGACGTCGAGGTAGTCGATGTCCCACGTGAGCACGACGGGCACGTTGGGCAGCAGGTCGGTGTCAACGTCGGTGGCGGTTTCCACGCAGCGGGCGGCCACCGAGTTGAGGTAGCCGGGGTTGCCGCGGATCCGCCCTGCGGTCACCCAGGTGCCGGTGTACAGAGATGGCTTCTCCGGGTTGGTGCGGTACCAGACGTGCAGGATGCCGGTGTCTTGGGTGATCCACCCGTTGTTGTGTTCGAGTTCGGGGGTGTTCGCTTTGGCCTCGAGGTCGGCGAACGTGTCGACAACCCCTTTGATGATCATGGAGGCACCGTTGGGGCCGGCCGGGCCCATGGGGCCTTGCGGGCCGGACCCGCGGAGCACCGATTCGCGGACGAGTACCGTCCCACCGGACGACAGCTGGGTTTGCATGTTGACCATCGACGTGTCCCTTTCAGTCGTCTGCGCGGCGCGGCGGGTCGTTAGTGACTGCCGGATGCACCACCATCATCCCCGAAATCACGTTCCGCACGTGATAATCGCCCCACGTGGTGGTGCCGGGGGTGGTGTCGTACCGCTTGTAGTTGGCGAACAGGTCGTAGACGTGGACACCCACAGGTAGTAGTTCGGTGGCCCCGGACGGTATGTAGATCTCGATGAGACCGGCTGTCTCGGACACCGCCAGGTAGCCCAGGGTCGTGTCACCGCCGATCTGGTCGTAGTCCTCACAGGTGAGGATCAGGGTGCGTTCGGCGTCGTTCGTGCGCACTTCCATCTTGGTCGGCTTGGTGACGGGCACAGGCTCGTCGTAGTCGTCGACCCAGAACACCTGCGCGGTGTAGTCGGCGCCCTGCTTGACGTGCAGATCGACCTGGTTGTTGTACTCGGCCATCAGTTCCCGCTCTCCAACTGCTTGAGTGTTTCGATGTACGACGCAGTATCCCCGGCGACAACCACCGTTGTCGTCGTTGCCGACTGGTCGACGTCGAGGCCGAGCAGCCGAGCCCGGGTCTGGATGAACTTGTGGATCGCCTCGGCGGACCGGACGTCACCGTCCATGGCCTGATCCCACAGGGCGGCCTGCAACTCGTCGAGGCGGGCGACCTCGAGGTTGAGCAGGTCGCGGCGCTCGGCCATGGACACGAGCAGGGATGTGGCATCCAGGGCGTCGCGGGTGGCCCTGGCGATCCTCGATTCGGAGACGTGGAGACGCTGCGCGATGGTGAACAGGTCGAACCCGGCACGGCGCAGTTTGAGCGCCTTGCGCGCCAACTCCACATCCTCATCGGTGTATACGACGTCGACACTCATAGGGTCAACTTTGCCCTAAAACGCGAAAAGGCACCCGTGGCCCCGCCGCCCACGAGGGGCGACGGGGCGCACAAGGCTCAGTGCTTGCCGGCCATGTGGCCGATCACGTGATGCCGGTAGAACTTGAACATCACGTGCGGGGTGAACTTCCTCACCTCGACTGTTGCGGATGTCCCACACACCGGGCAGCGCATGTTGATCTCATGATCGTCGAAGGACAACAGGATCAACTTGCTCATGCCCACTCCCACGGCTTGCACGCGTCAACGAACGTGCACGCTTTGAACATCTCGCCGGACCGTGAGGTGCACGCCAGCACCGGAGGGTATTCCTCCTTGCCGGCGACGGCCTGCGCGATCGCCCGCACCTTCCCGGCGACCTTCTCGTCGTAGTGGATGACGTACTCGACGAACGAGCCGTCCCACGACTTGTCCTCGTACACGATGTGCACCCGGTCGGTGCCGGTGGCTTCCATGTACGGCTGGACTTGCAACACGTGGCCTGCCATCGGGCCGTTGTCCACGACCTTCCGGTACGTCTGGCCGTTGGCCGTCTTGAACTCGAACGGGTAGCCCTTGGACGTCACCCCGTCCAGCGACCCTCCCGCACCGTAGTCGGTGATGGCCTTGACTTCGATATCGACCAGCCAGCCTGCGGACAGCCCGGCCAGCTGCCACCGGTAGTGGGAGAACGTGCCGATGTCGAAGATGGCCCGCAGCGACGAGGTGACTGCTGCGGGCTGCTCCCCACGGTAGGACAGTTGCTGCTTGCGCAGGCACGGGTCGTGCAGCATCGACGCCCGCACCCTGCCCTCCCCTGACCTGGCGGAAGTGAGGAAGTCGACGCGCATCTGTTCCAACACGCGTTCGACTGCCGCCTCGGTATACACACGCCCGGCACGCACCCATTCCATGTGGGCCCGGGTGATGAACCTGTCATCCCCGGTCGCGGCCTGCTTCAATGCATCCTTCAGCGACATCACTTCTCCTTCTTCCAACCATCGGGGTGTACCGGCATCGCTTCGAGCGCGCCGGCTTCGTGCAGAATCTTGACCTTCCCCGGCGCCGCGTCCGGGGTGTGTCCTGCGAGGATCGCCCTGCTTCCGCTGACGATCCGCTTGTCGCACCTCTCGGCCATGTCGAGCACCGAGGTGTACGGGGCGTGGCGTGCGATCTCCTCGGCGACGTTCTCCCCGATCCCTTTGATCGAGGTGAGCGCTTCGATGATCGCGGTGCCGGATTCGTTGGCCACCAGGTCCGTCTTCGAGTAGTTGACGTGCGCCCGGATGAACGACAGGTTGTCGTACTCGCGGGCCGCTTTGCGCATCGCCCGCACATCGTCGGCCTTGTGGCCGTACTGGGAGATCAGCGACGCCCAGTAGACGGCCGGGTGGTGGGTGAGCAGCCACGCCGACACGTAGGCGACCCGTGCGTACGACACGGCGTGTGACAGGTTGAACCCGTATTCGGCGTAGGCGACCAGCGCGTTGCGCAACCAGTCGATGTCGTTGTCGGACATCTCCCACTTGTGTGCCAGGTCGATCACGGAGGCCATCGAGTCGGCCATGGCTTGCGCCGCGTTCCCGATGTTCGCGTTCGACGCCTTCACCGCTTTGAGGACCCTGGACAGTTCGATGGGGTCCATGCCCATCTCCCCGAGGATCCCCATGACTTGCTCCTGGTACACCAGCACCCCGTAGGTGGTGTCGGTGTGCCGTTTGATGAGCGGATGCCGGTCCTTGCGGACCGACTTCTTGCCCTGCGCCCTGGTGGCGATGAACTCGCCGGTGGCGCCGGACTTCTGCGCGGCGGGCCGGAACAGCGCCACCGCGTGCACCACGTCGTTGAACGAGCGTGGCTTCAACTGTCGGCAGCCCGCGGACGCCGACCATCCCTGCAACTGGAAGATCCCCATGGTCTTCCCCGACGCCATGCGTTTGAACACGGCCGGGTCGTCCAGGGGTATCTGGTCCATGTGCAGCCCGAGGGTGCGCAGGGCACCGGCGACTGCGGTCAGGGTGCGTGAGCCGAGCAGGTCCACTTTGATGAACCCGAGCTCTTCGACGTTGTGCATGTCGAGCGCGGTGACCATCGTTTCGGAGTTGGACAGCCACTGCCGGGGCAGGTGCGTGACCGATTCGATGTCCGGTGCGATGATCAGCCCGGCCGCGTGTTTACCCATCCCGCTGTACGTGCCCATGTCGGACAGTTGTTGCAGGATGCGGTCGCGTTGCTCGTCGCGGATGCGCAGCATCCCTTTGGATGCGGCCCGTTCCCACTCGACCCACAGCGACCCTTTGTGCGGGTCGTCGTCGGACAGCCGCACGGTGCGCCAACTGCCGATGCGCACCGACGGATGCAACTGCTCGAGGTATTCCAGCGCCTCGTCGCGCCGGTTGTGTTCCACGTCCAGGTCGATGTCCGGGGGTTTGATCCGGTCGACGGACAGGAACCTGTCGAACCGCAGGTTGTACTCCAGCGGGTCGACTTGTGTGATGCCGAGCAGCCAGCACACCACCGACCCGGACGCCGAACCGCGCGCCAGGTAGGAGATGTTGTGTTCGGTCATCCAGTCGGTGATGGACGCGACGAGCAGCAGGTATTCGGCGAACCCTTTCGGGCCGATCACCTTCATCTCCTCGTCGGCCTGCCGGCCGTACTCCGGGCCGAGCAGCCTGCGGTCCAGTTCGGTGTTGATCCTCTCGGTCAACTCCCGCACCGGATCCCGGTTGGTGACACTGGGCATGTGCACCTTGAACTCGTCGAGCATCGGCACGGACAGGTCGTAGCCGTTCAGCAACTCGTCGAGCCCGGCCTGGCCGGCCTCCCACACCTTGTCGTCGAACCTGCCGCGCATCTGGTCTGCGGAACACAGCCAGTACCCGTCGCCGGGGAACAGCGCCGAGTCCGGGTCTTCGTCGTTCCAGCTCGACAGGAACTTGAGCATGTTGTGGATCTGGGTGTGGGCGCGCAGTGTGTAGTGGGCGTCGTTGGTGACCACGATCGGCGCACCGACCCTGTTCGCCACGTCCACCATCGCCGCCACCAGGTCGGCGTCCACATGGTCGGGGGTGTTGATGTGGTGGTTCTGCACCTCCACGAACACCCGGCCGTCGAACCAGTCCTGCAACGTGAGCAGCAGGTTGTGCGCCGGCAGGTCACCGGCGCCCATCGACGCGTTGAGCACACCGAAGAAGCAGCCGGTGAGCACTGACAGGCCGTCGAGCATCCCGTCGTCAGCCAACTGGGCCAGGTCGGAGAAGTCGATGATCGGCTTGTACCGGAAGTACTGCATCGAGTGGTTGACCAGCCCGATGAGGTTGTTCCAGCCGGTGCTGGTTGTCGCCACGACACCCATGTGTTTGGTGACGGGGCGTTTCATGTGGCGGTTGAGCGCCACGTACATCTCCACACCAGGCACAGGGATGATCCCTGCTTTGCGGGAGTGTTTGTACAGTTCGAAGATCCCGGCTGCGGTGCCGTGATCGGTGAGGCCGAGCGCCGGGAAGTCCAGGTCGGACGCCCTTGCCACAAGGTCGGCGACGGTCGGAAGCGCATCCTTCGCCGAGTATTTCGAGTGCGTGTGAACACTCCAGTAGGCCACGTGTTGTTTCCCCTTCCGGATTGGCGGTTGTGGCGGGTATGCAACAGGGGGTGGCAGGCGTAAGCCCACCACCCCCTGCCGCGTTCACATCACCGTGCGGCGACGATCGCTTCGATCAGCTGGTCGCGGGTCGCACGCGCCGGAACGTCCAGGCCGGCAATGTCGATCAGCTCACGCAGCTGGTCTTTCGTGTAGTCCTCGAACTCGTCGAGGTTCGCGGTGAACTTCTTCGAGTCGGCCAGCGGCGGGCTGTCCGTCGCGGCGTCCCACGGCGGTGGCTCCTCGTCGGCCGTCTTCTGGGTGGACGGCTGACGCCAGGCGTACCGCTGCCCGTCTTCGGACGTCTCGCACTCGTAGCCGTGGTCGAGCAGGAACTTCTCGTACTCGTCGCGCACGGTCCACAGGTACTTGTTGAGGGTCAGCACACCGTCGGAGTCCTTGTACTCCAACAGCGACATGTCCAGCTTCGGCTCGTCGACCATCGCGTCGACGGTGACGGTGCTGTTGACGCTGGTGATGGTCAGCGGCACACCGGCGATGTCCGGGATGAACTTCCGGTAGGTCGCCAGCTGGGTGCACAGGTCGTGCATCTGCTGGGCGCCGAGCATCAGCACCGACGGGTTCGGGTCGCGGTCCCCGTCGACACGCATCACGAGCAGGAAGTACTTGCGGGCCCACCGCAAACCCCCGGTCTCGTTGCTGTTCATCTTCGTCGGCGAGATGGAGTTCTCGATCGACGAGTCGAAGTCGGCCGCGGACACCGGAAGGTGCCGCAGGTCCCACGGCACGATCGTGGAGATGCCCATGGCCTGCCGGCCGACATCAATGATGTAGGTGGTGGCCAGGTAGTTCTCGTTGGCCTTCGGCGGGGTGATGCGCACGTTCTCCGCGTCGAGGTCCAACTCGGGGGTGTAGGGCAGGTAGTACACCGGGTCGGGGTACTTCGAGTCCTTCTTCGCAGGTGGGGCGGGGAACCCCTTCTGCAACAGTCCGTCGACTTCGCGCCACAGCGGCCCTCCGGACCCTCCTGCGGTGCCGTCGCTGCGCGGGTTGGCCCTCGGGGAGTCGAGGGCGTACCGGTCGAACTTGCTCATGCGGTCTTCCTTCCATTCGATTTGGCGGTGTTACTGCGTGCCGCGATGGTCTCCCCGATCAGGTCGGAGAGGCCTTGCAGCGTTGCCGCGATGACCCGCTGCGGGTCGTCGCTGCGTTCAAGGTTGGCCGTGGTGGAGAACTTGATGAAGTGCTCCCGGCCGTTGATCACCACAGGTTCGGTGATCGAGCAGGACACGGTGTCGTCCTTGCGGAACGGGTTAGAACTTGACATAGGGGGCACGCTCCTTGTACTGCACGTGACGCTTTGCGATGGGTTCGGGCACCAGCCCGGTGATCACCGCTTCCTCGAGGACCTTCGCCTTGATCGTGTGTTCGCTGATCCGCTCGAACACGTCCTCGGCCAGTTCCTCCTTCAACCCGATCACGTCGATGACCGGGATGGAGCTGCGCACCACCTGGGCGGTGTGCTTGTTGCCGGCACGGTCGAGGAACAGCAGCCTGTCCTTGATCGTGTGGCGCTTCGCGACCTCGGCTTGCAGCTCCTTGCGCCGCGCGTCGAGGTCTTCCATCTCACGTTTGATCTCCCACAACTCCGTGAGTGCTGCTTCGGTGTCGAACCCGTCGAACACCTCACCGGTGACATCAGTCATCGGCTCATCTCCTTCCGTAACAGATCCGCGGGAGCGTCCCCCGGATCCTTGACCCCTTCGGGCCATTCGACGACCGCCACCTGAGCGGCGCCGAAGTCATAGTTGCGGCGTGAGGCTTTCACCCCTGCCTCGTCGTTGTCGTACGCCATGATTACCCGAACCGGTGACAAGTTCCGGATCAGTTCGGCCTGGGGTGCGTTCACCCCGGCCCCGTACGTGCCCACCACCAGCGTCCCTTTCGGGATGCCGACGGTGTGGAACGCCATGACGTCCCCGGCCCCTTCGCACACGATCACCGTGCGGAAGTTGCCTTTCCGATACCCGAACAGTGTCTTCGACACGGACACACCGGACGGGTACAGGTACTTGAACGCGTCGGTGTCGACCCGTTCGACCACACCCCACACTTCCCCGGCCGCGGACAGCAGCGGGTAGGTGGGGTTGCCGGTGGTCGGGTGGGTGCCGCACCGGTAGGCCCGGGCGGTGGTTTCACCGACCCGGGACGCCCAGTACGGCGACGGCCCGGCGATGTCGAACATGTCCAGCCATCGGGGGTGGAACACGTGCGGTGGTTTCGCGTCGCGCATCACCGCCAGCGCTTCCTTGATGGCTTTGGTGTTGTCGCCGGTGCCTACCCGGCCACCAGCCCCACACGCGTAGCACACCCACACGCCTTTGAGCACGTTCACGCTCGCGGACGGGTTGGAGTCGCCGTGCACATCGCAGCAGAAAGGCCGCTCGGCACCCCTTCCGGACTGCACGGCGGCCATCAGATTCGGATAGTCGTTCTTCCCCATCAGCCTTGTACCTTCTCCTTCGCCTGGTCGATGATGTTCCCCGCCTCCAATGCTGTGAGGGCGGAGAAGTCTGGGATCTCCGGTAGGAACTTCGCATACCAGTGGTCCCCTGCCGGGCCGTGCCGGTTCGCCCCGAGTGACATCTTCGTCACTGGGGCGTCGTACGGCCTGGACATGATCAGCACCACATCGGCGTCGCGGGCGATCGAGTCCGTCTCCGCGATGTGGATGACGTCAGGGTTCTTGCTGGCCTGACGGTTCAGTTGCGCGGCGGTCAGCAGCGCACCACCGGTGGACAGGGTGATCCTGCGCAACTCGCGGCTGATGGATTGCATGACCGCCCAGTCGCCGGCGTCTTTCGCCCCGGCGGTGGTGGGTGTCATCAGCCCGATGTAGTCGACGATGACCAGCCGGTCCGGTGCGCAGTACCTGCCGACAGTCGACGGGGTGACCATCGGATGGTCCGACCTGTCGACCAGCAGCAGCGACGCCCCGTACTTCGCCAGCCAATGCTCCACCGCGTCCCGCCTGTCGTACGGGTCGGCCGGGGTGGTCCACGACCGCAGCATCAACGTGTGCACCCGTTCGGCGGCCTGCACTTTCGTCATCTCCAACGACATGAACACCACGTCGAGGCCGGCTTTCATCGCCTCGATCGCGAACCGCATCAGCATCCACGTCTTGCCCTGCTTCAGCCGGGCCGCGATCACCCAGTAGTCACCCTGGCCGATGCCGTGCGTCAACGCCTGCAAGTTCGCGTCGGGCACGGGGATCCGGCCGGAGTAGTCCTGCGGCACGAACAGCGACTCGTCACTGATGGGCGTGCCCACACTGGTGACGGTCTGCGGCACCACATCCACCGCACCGGCCAACACCTGCGCGGCGGCCAGCGGGTCGGAGTCACCGGCCAGCAGCTCGATGGCGTCGGCGGTGACTTTCAGCAGCTCACGTTTCTGCGCTGCCTTCAGCACGTTGCCCGCGGCCCACACCGGGTTCACACCCGGTATCGCCTCGAACCCTGGGAACTGGCGGGTGAGCAGTTCCACCGGTGGGGTCATCCCGTGCGCGGCACGGTACTGCTCCACCAGGTCGAACGCCCGCACGTTCGCCACGAACATCGACCGGTCCACGCCGTGCAGCTGTGGTTCCCACACGCCCGCCTCACAGCAGGACGCCAGGTACACCTGTTCGGGGTCGAGGCCGGCTTCATCTTCACCGTCTCCGAGGAACACTACGAATCCTTCTCGGCCTCGAACAGTTGCTGCAACGCTTCGGCGGTGTCCCTGTCGTCGTTGACGACCGCGGACAGCAGCAGCGCCGCATCCCGCAGGAACTCGACCAGGCCTTCGCGGCTGTTCGTGTGCGCCTTGCCGCACCCCGCACAGTCCACTTCCATCGGCCGGCCGACACCGTAGTCGTACTCGAGCATCGAGAACCGCATGTTGATCGCGGTGAGGATCACACTGGCGGTCTGCACGTTGCCGGGAATGTTGTCGTAGTCGAGGATGCCCAGCGCCTGGGCCATCAGCATCTTCGTCTTCACACTCATCGCCTGCTCGCCGACCATCTGCGACAGCGACTCGAACAATTCCTCCTCCATCACAGCGCCCCCGGCTCCACGAAGAAGCAGCCGGTCAGGTACTGGATGCCGGCCATCACCAGGTACAACTCGCCGGGGTTGATGTCGGCCAGGGCGAACCGCGAGTTCGCCCACTTGTCGACCACATACCCGGGGTGCAGCAGCTGGTTACGCGGGTCGTGCATCTCGTACATCGTGCGCCACGGCCAGCGCAC